CTCGCCGTCGGGGAAGTTGAGGCCAGTCTCTTCCTGCCACTCGCGCAGAGCTGCCTGGCGGGGAGGCTCGCCGGTTTCGAGGTGGCCGCCGGCGAACTCGAACTTGCCCGCAGCGGGGTCTGTCATACGGACCACCCCTAGCGCATTGTGACCGCGAAGCCGGGGATGCCGAGGCCGAAGTCAGGGTCGGAGGAAGCGGGCCGCAGCGGTGCGCGCAATTCGGTCTCGTCCGCCGACACCATCGGCCGGCTAGGCATCAGCCCGGCCTGCAGCCCGATCCACCGGAACGGCTCGCCGCAGTCCGCGCACGACGCCCTGATGTCTGCCGAGTAGGCGCCAGGCTCGCCGCCGCCCTCCCCGGTGAGGCGGTTGATCTCGACGGATGCCGCGAAGTTCTCGTGAGGACACGCCTTGTCAGGGTCGGCTTTCACCGGGCATCCCTTCGCCTTCGCTGGGATCGAGCGCCCGCTGGAGCATCAGCACCCGCCCCGTGTCCGCAGCGAGCACAGCAAGCCCCGCCACGGCTACCTCGCCAGCAGCCTTGCGGACAGCGAGCCTGCCGCCGTCGTTGAGGTTGTGCGCCTGTACCGGGCCGACCGCGCGGAACTCGAAGTCGTGCCACTCCCCGGCCTGCCGCCGCTTCCTGCGGAAGTTCCTGAACACGGTGAGCTCGGACTTCACCGCCGCAGTGCGCGCGGCCTCCTCGTCCACGGCGACGACATAGTCCGGGATGATGACCTGCGGCTTGCCGTCGTCATCCTCGCCAGGTCCGTCGTAGCCGTAGATCCCGGTGTCGCTGGTGATCCCCGCCGTGGGTGCGCCTTCGCCTTCCTTGGCGACCGTCCCCGGCTGCTGCGGTCCTGCTGGCGGCAGGGCGGACGGGCCGTACTCCTGCTCGGCCAGCGGCTCCCCGATCAGCGGCGGGGACGTGACGACGCCCTCGACGGTGGTGAATGCCTGATGCGGCAGGGAGGCCCCCGGCTCGGGCGCGGCCGTCGCCTCGTCTACCGGGCCCGCGACCGAGTCCAGCGAGATCAGCGGGATCGGCCCGGCGCGGGAGGAGAAGATAAACCGCGGCACCGGGACCGGATCGGACCAGCCCCACCGCTCCTCACGGACCTCGCTGGTCGACACGGTGCCGTTCTTGATGTAGATGTCATCAGCCTGCGCCTGGGCCAGCCGGTCGTCCTGCTCCTCGCCGCGGTCGAACTGGTGCTTCAGCGGCAGCCCGAGGTCATCCTGCAGGAACCCGGTGATGATGCCCTCGACGTGGTTCTCCAGCGGCAGCTCGCCGACCTTGTGCACCACGTCGGCCTGCGACTCGCCAGATGACCTGTTGACATCCTCCGTGAATCCGAGGTCGCTAGGCACCGTGTGATAGGCGGCCAGCGTCTTGCGCATCAGGAACAGGCTGAACTGGTCGCTGAAGTCCTTCTCGTTGCTCCACGCGAACTTGGTACCGGGCGGCATCCACTTGATCTGGTGCTTGCCAGCCTGGTCGCCGTACATCATCGCGTCCCAGTAGACCTGGAACGCCTCGATCTGGTCGGGGCTCCAGGTCTCCGGGGCCGCGGCGAAGGCAGCAGGAAGATTGCCGGCTGTGAACCGTTCCAAAAAGTAGAGCTGGAACCTCATATCGGTGTTGGCGCACCATGATGGATAGCCATTCCTGCGCACATACAGCGTCTTGTTGGGAACGCTTACGCAATAGACCTTGCCCTCATAGGGAACGGGCTCAACGTCGATGCGATAGGCCGGCTTACGGCGAGTCTGGATTTGCCACCGCTGGTGATGGGCCGGCTTTGCCGGCTTCCCCACAGGACGCACCGCCCCAGAATAACCGATCTTCTGCAAAACCTCCTGCAGGCCATCTGCGAGGCGCTTGCTGCACGTGGACACGATCTCCGTGCGAGGATAGATGGCCCCGTCACCCAGGACGTAGAAGTGCCAGAAAATCTCAAGCTGGCGCCGGGACATCCCGAGCACCTCGCGCGGGATGTACTTCTCATGCGCCTTCCCGAATGGCCGCAGGTAGTCGGCCAGCGCCGTATGGCCGAAAGTGAAGGCGCCCCGGTGATACGGGGCTTCGCGTCCGAGCATCCGCGCCAGCAGATCGCGGAACTCCACATAGCCCTTGGAGAACTCCTCCTGCGCGATGGTGATGTTCGAGCAGTCTGGCCTGACGCATCCCTCCGACAGGTACATGCCCATGAAGGCGGCGAAGTCGTCGCCTTCAATGCGGCTGCTGAAGTAGTGCGCGTCTTCCCGGATGACGCCGCGAGGCAGTCCGTAGGCATCGCGGATAGCTTCGGCCGACGCCCGGCGCAGGCGCTCGCCTCTTTCCGCCCGGCGCAGTGTGGGATGAGTGATGCCGAGGCTGCAAGCCGGGAAGCCGGCGTTTGCCCGCGCCTCGCGCACCGCCTCCCCGTCCATGCGCACGAAGTCGCACGGGCTGACGGGAAGCGTGAAGCACTCAAGGTCGGGGGCGCTCCAGGTGCTCGTCGCCGGGCACCTGACGCCCGCTCCCCCGCCGGGAAGCGCGGACTGGTACTCGTAGAGGTCCGCGGCGTGAACCAGCCATTCGCTGCCGTGCCTGACGCCCGGACAGCCGCTGGGCAGGCGGTTGACCAGCAGCCGGTGGCCGCCGGTGACGAGCAGGTCCGCGTTCCTGGACGCGGCGTGGTACATGATGCCGTCGGAGTCGGCCTCGTAGTACCTGGTCGCCGATTGCCACTCAAACGCAGCGGTCGCGGGATTGCGCGTCGCGAACCTGTCTGAGCTGATGTCCGCCTCTGCGAACCGCAGCCAGCCGCGGTCTGTCAGAACCTCGGTGTCGTCGCTGTAGCAGTTCGCGTTCAGGATTATGCTTTCCAGTGGCGCGTACCCATACAGCGAGTTCGGGCGCGGACGGAATGGCTCGTAGATAATATCGTCCCTGGTCAGCCAGTTCCAGGGCAGGCCATTGACGTACTGAACATACGCCTCCGCAGGCGGCTGAGGCGGATTCCCCCAGTAGTCCAACAATGGCGCTATTGTCGTTCCGTCGATCACACTCAAGCCTACCACTTTACCGCCGCGATTACGCAGCCGGTAAAGCGCTCCCGCATCATAAGCGAGAATGTCATAAAGGTATTTGGCAAGCCACGTGCTGAACGAGCTGATCCGGTCGGGCTTCTTCAGTGCGACCATGCCGATCTTAACGGCATCCTCGACGTCGCTATTGAATCCGTCGGCCGCGACCAATTTCCAGTCCAGTGACCGGATTGAGTCGATGCGATGCCAAATCGCGATCTGCGCGATGTCATAGGAGTCGACCAGCCCGCGGAGCGTCTCGAAGCTGACCCGCTCGTGGATCCTGGGCCGGGTGGCAATGTTCGTCCCGGTGACGAAATCCTGTGACCTCGGGCGACGGTCGTAGCCGTCATAGGGTCCGATGGGCGTACCGGGCGAGAACGGGGACGCCGGGGTCATCTGCGAGGCTTCTTCGCCCTCGCGGAACGACTCCGGCGTGCCGGGGCCGAACACCTTGGCGACGCGGGTCAGGCCGTCATGGATGCGGGAGCGGACGCCCATTGAGCCGCCCCCTCGCTGCCATGATGGGCGGGTGAGCAACGAGGAGCTAACCGCGTGGGCGCTGACCAGTGACGGGCCGGACTGCGAGCCGGATGTCAGCTTCGGCTCGTTCTACGGCTGCGTGACGGCCGGGCGGTGGATTGCGGGCGTGATGAGCTGGTCGGATTCCCCGCTCTGGGTGGACACGATCCTGCTGGGCGAGGACCGGTTCGTGATCCGGCCCCGCGTCCGGGTGTCGCCCGGGCGGACAGCGTGGTTCAACCTGGGCGGCTGGCCAGCAACCCCCAGGAGCCGCTGGCCGGCGCCGGACATCAACCCCGTGGCGTTCACCGAGCATGTGCTCAGCCGGCCGCTGGACTGGCTTCGCGACGATGAGCGGCAGGACATGCGGCGGATCTTCGGGCTAAGCTAGGCGGTCCGGAGGGGTTGGGCCGGGTGGCCGTGCACATGCCGAGCAGCCGGATCGATTGCGGTGAGAGACCGTGACGGGCCACGCCGGGCTTCACTTGCTGCCGCCCCTCCGGGGCCTAGCTCCCGCGCATCCGGCCGGCCAGGCGGAACCATGTGCGCCTGATCCGCCACCACCACCAGCGCCACCGGAACGGCGCCAGCAGCCGCACATGCCACGGCACCGGGCCGATGCCGATCTGCCACGGCTTCACGTCGAAGGCCTCGCAGACCTGCCGCTGCAACATCACCAGGTCGCAGGTGAACTCCTCGTCGCTGCCGGTCTCGCTGGTCACGGACAGAGCCTAGCTTCCCCGCACCCGCATCTCGCTGACGATGAACGGGAACACGCCCGTGCGGACCTTGCCGTCATCGTCGGTGTAGATGCGCTCGCTGCCGATGCGGCCGGGGCGCCCCTGCGGGTCCGGGATACGCTCCGGGAACAGCAGCGGCATCCCCTTGTCGTCGGCGAACATCACCAGGTCGCAGGTGATGAAGCTCTGCACATCGGCGGTGACGCGGAGGATGGTGGCCTTCTCCACGGTCGTGATGAGCTTGCCGGTCGTGGCGTCCAGGATCGAGCAGTCCCATGCGGGCATCATCCTCGGTATCCCGTCCTTGCGGCGGGGCACCGGCCACTCGATGATCACGTAGCCGTAGTACTGCCGCTCCGGGCCCTGCGGCCACGGGTCGTCCCCGGCGATCTCGGCGTCTGCGATCTCGCCGGGTACTGCTACCTCAGTGGTCATCGCCGAGCCTCACTGTCCGGGATTCGTCTGGCCGATGTGGATCGTCCTGTGATCCGGGTGCTGGCGGCCGGTCTCGGTGCGGACCTCCGCGATCATGTCGTCAAGGGTCATGCCGGTGACATCGCCGCACTCAACCGGGACGACCTCGCGGCAGGCCGTGCACACGACCTCCCTGACCGTCGCGCCGCAGGCGTTCACCGCGGGCGCTATCTCCACCCACGGCTCTGCGTCATCCGGCGGTGCGCCCTTCTGCTGTTTACGCACCCATTCGCCCGGGTCTATCGCTATCGCCATCGTGGCCACGTCCGGGCGGCGGCCGGTCAGGCGCTGCCAGCCGGCGATGAAATCCCGTACCGCGATCATGTGCATCAGGTCATCGGCTGCTGTCCAGGGCCCGTAAGTCTCCTGCATGGTCAGCCCGGTCACGGCCTCGCGCCACTGGAGGGTCAGGACGATCTGGTCAGGCCGACTTGCGGGCGCCTCATCTACCGCCACCGTGCCGCCTCTCCTCGCTGTGCCTGCCATGCTGCGTTCCGTGCCCGCTTCCGGGCTTCCACCGGGTCAAGGATCTCCGGGGCCGGCTCAGGTGCGTCCATGCCGCGCTCGGCCGCCCGCTCGTCGCAGTCGCCGGCGTGCGCGTGGATCTCGTACTGGCCGTCAGCAGCCTGCGCACAGGGGCCGCAGCAGTACAGCGCACCGAGGGACACCAGGCGGAGGCAGTCCGGCTTGCCGCACTTCCTGAAGTCCTGCACTGCGATGGCCCGGGCCTCAGCGGCTGCGAACTCTGCGTCCGGGCCGATCGCCGCGGCCTGCTCGGCCTTGCGCTTCGCCCATGCGATCCACGCCTGCGCGCCGTTCCCGTCCAAGAGCAGCTCCGCGAGGGCCTGGCTGGTGGCGTCCACCTGGTCATCGTGGGCGTCGTTCGGGAAGGCCGCGCACTCGGTTACGTACGCTTCCGTATCGAAGAGGGCGATCTCGGCAGCGGGCAAGAATGCGTTGCCGGCCTCGATGAACGGGGCGACCGCGGTAGCCCGCGCATACTTCGATTCGGTCGGCGTGATCGCGACGATGCCGGGAATCTTCGACTTCAGCGACGAGATCACGGCCGGGCCGTTCGCCTTGTTCTCGACGAGCTTTCGCGTTGCCTGCGGCCATCGCGCCACCATCGCCTGGAATGCGACCAGCGTGTCCGTGAAGCTCAGCCGCTTGCGTACCTGGTCGAGCAGGTAGACGCTGGCGCCGCGGCGGCACCAGATCTGGCCTGCTACGTAGTCGCTTCCCTTGGTATCGGCAAAGGCCATGTCCCACGACGCGATTACCTCGTCGCACTCGTGGACGAGGTAAGCGTCCGGGCGGTCAGGATGCTGTGACCACAACGGCGTGCCGTAACGCCGCCACCATTGCCGCTGCCACACGTTCCCCGCATCGGGGGACGGACGACCCTGGTACAGGGCGGCGAACACGCGGGACCCGGCCTGGATCCGGATCTGCTCCCACTCGGCGACCGTCCGGCCCCGGGCGGACTGGAGCCATTCGCCTGGCTCGCGGCCGAGCGGGTCGCTCTGGCCCTTGGCCGGGTCGTGGTCGGCGAGGGCGGGGATGTTGATGACGCGCCACCGGTGGCCGTCCTCGGCGGCGACGAGGCGGCCGGCCAGGTCGTCTTCGTGCCAGCGGGTGAGGATCACGATCACCGGGGCACCAGGGGCGAGGCGCGGGGCGCCGACCGAGCGCCACCACTCCCAGACCCGCTCGCGGTAGTAAGCCGACCCGGCCTGCTCGGCATCGGCGAACGGGTCGTCTATGGTCAGTGCGTCAAGCGGGCGGCCGGTCAGGCCCGATCCGATGCCGACGCAGACGACGCCGCCGCGGTGCCCCTCGAGCTGCCAGCGGCGGGCCGAGCCGTTGTCGCGGGCAATCCTCAGGCCAAGGTTGAGCGTGCCTTCGTCGCCGTTGAACGTGGTGATGGTGTTGCGGACCTCACGGCCGAAGCCCTCAGCGAGGGACTGCGCGTACGACGCGATGCCGAGCCGGAGTTCGGGGTTGCGCTCGAGCGCCCACAGCGAGCTGGTCTTCGTGACCCTGCTCGACTTGCCTTCCTGAGGTCCGATCGAGATGATCAGCCGCGCGCCGGGAGTCGTGTACGCCCAGGTGACTGCCTCGTCTATAAGGTCGAGCGCCGGGGTCTGCACGGTCGTGGGGTCGATGGCTACGGCGAGTTCGCCCGGTGTCTCCCATGTGCGCTCAACGGCCGGCGGGTCGAGCCTGTCGGCGAGTGAAGCAGCGAAATCAACCGTCATGCCCGCCCGATGTCACGCTCTGCTGATAGTTACCGGCTAGTACGGGTCTCGGCCCCGTCATCCGGGGCACCTCTACCCGCCAGTAACATGAATTCGGTCACGCAACGCTACGGAGATGCCTCGCGAGACGGCCGCGGGCGTCTCGCTGCTGCTCGGCTGGCAGGCCCATCTCGCGGAAGGTGGCCGCCAGTGCATCACTGACGAGCCGCGCCTGCGTCTCCGTGATCTTCGCCAGCCGCTCCTCGATGTTCAGCTTCGCGATATCCACCAGCAGCCGCCCGCACCGGTCCATCGCCCGCTCGAGCACCGAGACCTCAGCGCGGAGCTGCTCCCCGCCTTCCTCGCTGCCGTAGCGCACCGACCGGAGGTTGTTGACCAGGCCGCCGATGGTCTCCTCGAGCGCCAGCGCACGGCCGGCCAGCCGCTGCAAGGCTTCGAGCGGGTCAGTGACGGGGGCCGCGTCGTACCTGTACAGCAGCCGCCGGGCTTCCTCGTTCAGCGCGGCGACACGGCCCGACGGGGTGCAGCCGCCATGGTTCTTGCAGTTGCCGACGCCTTGGTGATCCGTGCCCTTGCCTGCGCCGTTGCCGCACGGCTTGCCCTCGCGGTTGGTGCCGCCGCACTTCGGGGCAGCTCCATGGCCCATGACGTCACCGCCTTGGTTCCATGGCCAAGCGTTTGCCCGGCATCACCAGAATGAGCACCGGGCGGGCTCGTCCTGCACGATCTCGCCGCGGTAGGGGCCGGCTTCGTCCGCCTCCGGAGTACCGGCGGGATGGCCGCACGGCTCCAGCTCGTACAGGTCCGTCATGCTCCCCCGCACCGCGCCGAACGCGACGATACGGTCACCGGGAAGGTGCACGCCCTCGGTGTGGCAGAGCGTCCGGTCTGCGGTGAAGCCGAACCGGTGGTCGTCGTCCACGGCGTCGCAGCCGGCGAAGTCGCCGGTCGTGCCGCCTTCCCTGACCTTGGCGAGGGTGCAGAACTTCACGGGCGCCGCTCCGTCATCGTGAACGCCGGGTGGTCCGGGGGCCGGTAGAGCAGCTTCCCTGACCAGGTGAAGACGGCTTCCTGCGGCGGGATGATGGTGTGGGTGTACGGCGGTCCGGGCGCTGGCTCGGCGAGCAGGCTGGCGAGGAACGCCCCGGCAGCCTCGGGCCAGAAATTGAGGCTGTTTTCCGGCCAGTCTTCGGGCAGGACCCATCCGGGCGGGGCTTCGAGCGGGCCGTCCGGGTACTGCCTGCCGGTGCTCTGGGTGCTAACGCGGCCAGCCTAGCCTTCGGCCGCCTCTTGCGGAGCGGCCTGCGAGGCCACCAGGAACTGCCGGCGCGAATCCCGGTCCAGCAGGCGGACGGCGCGCTTGGCTTCCTTGCCGCTCATCTTCAGCCCGGCCCCGATGTCCGCCCAGGAGGCTCCCGCTGCCCTGGTCTCAGCGATGAGACGGAGGCGCTGCATGGCGGAGCCGAGGGTGGCGGGCATGGCAGCGGGCGCGGTCATCGCGGCCGCGATCCCGGCGCCCAGTTCGCGGCGGAACGGCGGCGTTCCCGGTCCAGCAGCTGCGGCAGGACGCGGCCAAGGCGCACGGTGAACTCGGCGTCCGTCTCGGGCTGCACGACGGCCATGTCCAGGTGCGGGACGACGAGCACCTTGACCTCGGGGGCGTTCTCGGCCAGCCACCACGCGGCGTACTCCTGCATCTCGCCGGCCTGGTCCGGGGTCCAGCCTTCGGGGCAGCGCAGGATCAGCGTCTCGCCGGGCTTCACGACGGTGACGCACTCGCGGAGTAGCTGCCGGATCTCGTCCGGGCTCAGCTCAGGTGCCACTCAGTCCCCCTGTCCCGCGCAGCACCGGCAGTCCCGGCTGGTGCACCGCTCGTGCTTGTCGCGCTCGCACTGCGGGCACACCCAGTCATCGGCGGGCACGGCTACGCCCGGCCCCCTCCGCCGGGCGTGGCCGGCGACGGGGCGGGCTGGAGGACGTCGACGGTGACCGACGCGGTAGCCACCAGGCCGGCCTTGTCGGTCACCGTCGCCGTGATCGTGAGGGTGGCGCTCATGCCGCGGCGGGAGGCGTCCCGATCGTGGCGGTCAGCACCGCGACGCCGGCGGCGTTGGATACCTGGGTGTAGGCATCACCGAAATTGTCCGTGACGCCGATCGTCATCGGCTGCTGCTCGGAGGTGTTCACCGTGACCGACAGGTCGGCGTTGATGCTGTTGCCGGCCGCATCGGTGGCCGAGGCGACGATCGACAGGGTGACCGGGGCGGAGGTGGAATCAGAGTAGGTCGCGGTGAGAGTCAGGACATCGCCGACGCTGTAGGTCGCCTTGTCGGCGGCGAGGGTGAGGGTCGGGGCGACAGCGGGCGCGGGGGTGGTCATGGGGGGCTCCTAGCTGGGGGTTTCGTGGTTGCTGCGATACCGGGCGCGAGATGGGCGGCCGGGATGTCTTCGGGGCGGGCGGCCAGAACGCGGCGAACTTAGGGTCAGGCCGCTATGTCCTGCCGGCGGGCGCCGTTCGCCATGCGCTCGCCACGCTGCCGGGTCTCGATGTCGGCCCGCGCGACGTCGCGGAGCCGGTACTTCGGCCGCCCCCGGCTGTCGCGGATCTCCCGCCCGTTCTTGTCCGTGGCCACCGGAAGGTAGCCGCGGTCCCGCCAGTTGCAGATGGCCGGGACGGACACGTGCGCGTACTCCGCCGCCTGGGTCGCCGTGATCAGGGCGTCCATGTCGAACGTGGGGGCGTCCAAGCATCCTCCCCCGGGCATGAAGAAAGCCCCCGGAATCCGGGGGCCCGTGGTGCTTGCGGGACGCCTGCGAACATGGCTGTCCGGGAGACAGGTTAACCCGTGAAGCTGCCCGCCGGCAAGTAACGCCACGCGCTTCTGCTCGGCGGCGAGCCGTTCCACTTCAGCGTCGTACTCGGCCAGCGAGAGGATGCGGTTGCAGACCGGATTCGCGCAGGTGACCTGCTGTTCGCCTTCGGTCCAGATCAGGGTCGCGTACTTGCAGGACGGGCAGCGCAGCGGCTTGCGAACCGTCCTGACCCCGGCCTTGGTGCTGCCGGTGAACTCACGGTGCCACTGCAAGATCTCCAGCCCGAAGTCCGCGGCGACACCGGAGCGGAGGACACCGTTCAGGTGGTGCATCAGCCACGCGATGCATGTCGTCTCGGCGGATGCGAGTTCGCCACGGGGCGGCGGAGACGGCCAGCGGCGCAGGTTCCGGTATACGCGCTCCCAGCTGATCAGCATCGAGGCTAGCTCGTCCTCGTCGTCGCCCGCCTGCGACGGAGACTGGGCCTCGTCGGAGGATCCGGAGACGCGCTCGGCCGCGTCGGACTGCTTCTGGCCGTCGGCCGGGGCTTTCCTCAGGGCGATGAGGTCATCGAGCTGGACAAGCCGCTCGCGGATACTCGACGCGCACGCGCCGCACCAGACGGGATCGCCTGGCCACGGCACGACCTCGGGCGGCTCCGGGCGGGACTGCGACGAGTCGAGCGGGTCGTAATCGGCGAGGGCCTGACGGTGGGCGTCGCGGGCTTCCCTGAACCTGCGGTTGCACGGGCCCGGACAGGCTTCCTCGCTGCTCATGGCGCAATGATGGAGTACCGGGACCGATGGTGCCAACGCGGCCCGCCCCGGGTCATGCCGCGAGCCGGATCTCAGCCTGTTGACGGTCCGGTCTGCTGCCGTGCCTAGGGTCCTGGTCTTCGCTGCTGCTATCGGGGGCCTCATCGTCGACGGGCAGCCCGCCTTGCTCCTGGCGGATCGCATTATCCGGCTCCTCTCCGGCATACAGGCGCAGCAGGACGGGGAGCACGACGAGGATGGCGGCAGCGGCGATCCAGGGAAGCCAGGCAGGCATAGCTGTAGCAGGAACCGTTCAGAAGTTGGGGCTTGACCAGCGGAAAGGGGCGGCCGGAGGGCCTGCCTAATCCTATCGGTTCCGCCCGCGCCTGATGACCTCAGTGCCCCCCTAGCGCCTTCCAGATCTTCCTGGTCCCCGAGGCCTTGATGGCGGCGGAGACCTGGCGGCCGGCTCGTTCCTTACGCGCAGCGAATTCCGGCGAGGCCTCGGCCGCCTCGGCCTCCCGCAGGCGCCACAGCCGCATGGGCGCGGCGCTCTTGTAGTGCGGATTGTCGACCCGCAGAGCCGGCTCTCCCAGGAGGTCGCGGATCATCGCCTCAGTCCAGCCGCGTTCCCTCAGTCCGGGGGCAGCGATGCACTCCGCTGCTGCCGCGATCTCCGGCCACCGGGCGCGGATCTTATCTGCTGCTGCGGCCGACCAGCGACTGCGGGCCCGGTCAGGCTCCGGCAGCAGGCCAAAGTCGCGGGCCCGGTCTACCTGGCCGTAGAACGCACCGAGGTAGTCGGCTAGCTGGCGGGGGCCGTAATCAGGCCGGGCTGTCACCCTGCACCTTCCCTGTCAGCAGCGCCAGCAGGGTCGGGTCAGTCGCCTGACTTGTCCCCTCGCCGTAGTGCACGAAGGCCCAGTTGTCGTTGACGGACGTGATCACGCCCTCTTCCCCGGTGGGCAGGTACACCACGCCGTGGCCGATGTGACCGCGGCACTGGTCAATCGTCATCGCTGCCATCCTCCCGCGCCGCCAGGTTCGTGGTCACCCCGGCCGCGTACTTCAGGTCCGCCCCGAGATGCTCAGCCGACAGCCTCGCAGCGTCCGCCCTCATCCGCAGCGCGATCACGGCCATGGCGGTTGCGGCCCGGTCCCCGGATACGACCCGGAGTCTCCCCGCAGCAGCCCGGCGCTCGTACCAGGAGGCGATCTGGTCCAGGAGCTGAGGCATGCGCTCCGCGGCCGACTCCAGGTAGCGGAAAAGCTGATCACCCTCAGCCGGGAACTCCAGGGCCTCAGGGTGGCGGGTCAGGTGATTCAGCGCGCGGATTATCTCGGCGGCGGCCTCAGCGAGCTCAAGCACGTACCCAGGGGAAGGCGGCGCGTCGATGTTGATGGCGACGGTGTAAGGCTGCCGGTCTTCGTCGGTCACGATTCCTCTTCCTTCAGCCCGGCTCTTCGGAGCCGGGCACGGCTGTTGCGGGAACTGCGGTGGTCGCTGGGGGTGGACGGGGTTATCACCACGGTGCCCGTCCGGGGACTCCCAGCGGAGGTGCCCTGTACCGGTCAGGGTGATCGACCAGCCGGCTCTGTGCGCTGCGCGGGCCAGGGACCTCAGGGCACCGGGGATGCGGAGACGGGAACGGCCCATGGTTGCCTCCTCGCCGTGATCGGCGAGACGTTGGCCTCGCTGCGGATCTGCTCGAGTAGCGGCCTTACCCGGTCACGGCTGCGGTTGAGATTCTTCGCTGCGGCGTTCACGGACACGGACGGGTCGGCGTCGAACTCTGCCTTGACTTCCCGCTTCAGGTCAGCGTCGGAGATGCGCGGCGGCCGGGCCGCTGGCTTGCGCCGGGGCCTGACTTGAGGCGTGGCCGGAACGGTGACTCCGGGCTGACCTGAAACAGGGGCCGGGGGCTGACTTGAAGTCAACTCCGGGACCTGACCTGAAACTTGCTCCGGGGTGACCTGAACGGGTGGCGCGGCGGCGGCTTCAGGCGTGGCGTCTGCGGTGACCTGAACTGCGGCCAGGGTGACTCCTGCCGCGTCCTCCGTAGTGCGCAGCAGGTGCGTCAATGCCGCGCCAAAGCCGAGCGTCACGACCGGCATGCACGACACGGCCACGGTGACAGGCCACGGTGCGCGAGTGCTGTGCGCGGCGGCGAGCAGGTGGTAAATGACCTGACCGCACATGCCGAGGATGAGTGACCCGACGGCTGACCGCCGCGCGAACGCCCGCGCCCGCTCCGGGGTGCCCGGGATAAGCCACGCGCCGAGAGCATAGGCACCATATGCCTCGACGCCGACCGGGAGCGTGATCGCGGTATTGACCGAGAAGCCATGCCCGATGCCGGGCAGCAGGTTGACGACGCCAAAGCCGCACATGCCGCCGAGCGCCACCCACCCGGACCACACCGCGACGGCAGCCGGGGAGGCTATGAGGAACAGGGGCCAGCGTGGCATCCCGCGGCGCGTGCTCATAGTTGTCACGGTGTCCCCGTCTCCTGATCGGTTGCGAGTGCTTGCGGGCATTACGCCGCCCGCCGGCTGGTCACGCTGCTCCATGGCGGGCCGTCCCTTCTATCCACCGGGCGTAGTCCGGGAGCCGGCCGCCGTTGCGGAGGAACGTGTGCACCAGCTCGTACACCTCGCCGAGATCCTGCGGGACACGGCGGACGCAGGTAAGCACGGCTTTCACGGCGGCGGCGAGGCTGTCCAGGACCTCGGCCGCGGTCTCGCAGATGGCGGTGGACTGCCGGGCATCGCGGGCCCGTGCGTCCGCGTCCTCGACAGCAGCCTGAGCAGTATCTATGGCGGACTGCTTCGCGCCGTGGCAGCCGGTGCACGGCTCATTTACCGGCCATGCGATCGCGGCAGTGAGCTGGCGGTGGGCGGCATCAAGGTCAGCCTGGGCGACGGTGAGGGCCTTCTGTGCGGACTCCTGGAGTCCCGCGACCTCGGCGAGCAGGGCTGCGGCGGCGCGGCGGCGCTGCTCAAGCTGGTCTTCGGCGTCGCTGACACCTTCCAGGAACTCCCACTCTGACCGGTAGCCGGTGTTAATGCGCCGGTCGGACTGGCTGCCGGCGTCATAGCGGACGGCCATGGCCGGGTCGAGAGCCCGGAGCGCGGCGATCAGGCCGGTGACGGCGCCGCGGTCCGCGCCGGCCTGCTCGGCGCCGGCGAGGACTTCGCCGGCCAGCTCGGCCAGGTCGCCGGTCTCGGCGAGGATCTCGGCCTGGATGTACAACTCGCGGGCCTGCTCTGCACCCATCACGCTCACCCCTTCCCGGCTACGTTGAGTGATGGTCCACTCCCCCGCTGATCGTTCGCGGGATCGTTCGCAGGGATCGTTCGCGAACGTTCACAGCGCTGGTCAGTGACGCCGCGAACGTTCATGTGCCGGGACGCGGGCCCGTCCCCTCTTCTGGTCACTGAACGTCACCCGTCCCGGCATCCGGCGATCCGTCATCCCCGGTGCCCGCAGGCAGCAGGGTCAGGTGTCCTCGCTGGCGGGGTCTCCCCATCCCGGCTAGCTCGCGGGCCTTCAGCAGCATTTCCCGGGTGTCGTCATCGCACTCGACCAGGCCGCTGGCGACCGCATCGGCGAGCATCTCAATCGTGCCGTATGGCCTGGTCACAGCCTCGGAGTCCAGCCCGGCCGCCTCTGGCTCCGCTGTGTTACCGGCCAGTAGCCAGCGGGACGCCTGGCCGCTCTTGACCGTCACGGCAACCCCGGCCTTCCGGGCGGCGACCAGGTACTCATACGCCTTCGTCTTGCCCGTGCCGATCGCCGCGGCGAACTCCGTGGCGGTGGTCCCCTTCTCCAGCAGCGGGAGCATCTTCGACACTGCGTGCGCGGGAACGCCGGGGATCATCCGCGCTGTCCGCGCGGCCGGAGCCGGGACGGAAGGGGCTTCCGGGGGAGGGGTCGCGCCGGCCGGCCGGGCGTGCCACCGCTGGTTACCGCCAGGTAGCAGGCCGACAGCGCGGGCGAGGCGGCCCCGCAGGCTGTCCGGGTCATCGGACGCGGGTAGTCGACCGCTGTCGTCAACGTCCTGCTGAGGCTCGGGCTGCCCGTAGCCGTCCAGGTCGAGCCCTGGCCCCGGGAGAGCAGGCCGGCCCGCCGGGTCGCGCTGCCAGATGATGTTCCGCTGCTGCTCGCCGATCGTCCCGATGTTGAACGCCCGGCCCCGGGCCACGACCCGCTTGGCCATCGGCTTCCAGTGCTGGAAGTAGCCAGGCTCGCCCTTGGAGTACTCGCTGATGTCCGGCATGTCATGCTCGGCGCCGGTCGCGTGGCGGGACTCCGACGCGCGGGTCATGTTGCCGATCAGGACGTCGGTCAGGTTCGCCCGGACCCCGCCGCCGCCGGTCCACTGCTGCACCGCCCGCTGGCTGGCCAGGACCAGGATAACGGCGGCCGAACGCCGCTTGCTGGCCAGGAACTCGATCCCGGACTGCGCGCCGGGGACCTTCAGGGCCTCGTCGACCTCGTCCACCAGGATCACCACGGCCGGGTCTGCCGGCGTCGGCTGGAACACCGAGTCCCCGGTGATCACGTGGGTGGCAGACCGGGCGGTGATCAGCTCCTGCGCGTACTGCAGGACCGCGAGGATCTTGTCGCACGTCCCGGCCGGCTCGTCGGCCAGGACCGACCCGGCCGCAGTCCCGGCAGCCAGGTCAGCCCACGCCAGCTCATCGCCGACCTTCGCGCCGTTGACCTGAAGCATCACCGCGTCGTCCATCGCGGTGATCCGCTCGCGGAAATTATCGAGCACGGTAGTTTTCCCCATGCCGCCCGCCGCATACACGCCGATGACCTTCCCGCCGTTCTCATCCCACAGCGAGATACTGGCGACCTCGCCTGTCTCCGGGACGACCAGCAGCGGCACCGGGTCGCGGACCGAGGCCACGGCGGGGAAGTAATCAGCGAACTGAGAGCCGGGATCGATCATCGGATGCCGGACCGGCCCCTCGATCGACGGGTCCTCATAGCGGATGTCGACCAGCAGCCATCCAGGTTTCGGGGTGGTGATGTCGATGTTGCCGTAGTCCATGCCGAGATGGTGCAGCAGGTTCTCCGCTACCCCCTCCGGGTGGGCGGCGATCTGGGATGCCCGGCCGCTGCGGCTCCCCGGGGAGCTGGTCAGCAGCAGCTGCTCGCCGAGCAATGTCGGGATGACGTTCACGAGGTCGAAGCCGCCCAGGCCGATCAGGTGGGCGATCAGGTGCCACCAGGTTTTCCGGCGCACCAGGGCGGCGGCAGCCTCCCGCTGGTCCCGCGCGTCCTGCACGGCCGGATGGCGCCGCAGCCACCGGTAGCCGAAGTAAGCCCCGGCCACGTAGACGACGGTCGGCCAGAAGCCGGGCGGGGCGAGCGGGCCCCAGCGGGCGGCGGCGGTGATCCACCCGCCCGCGGCCGCGGCGACGCCGGCCGCCTCACTGGGCAGGAATCGCTGCCGGGCGGGCCGGCCGGCGGCCAGCGCCCGGTCATACCTCCAGGTGTGCCACGCCCACACCAGCCATGTCAGGACGGTGACGGCAGCCGCGGCCAGCACGGTGTCCAGGAGCCGGACGCGGGCCAGGTACATCAGCCACGCGGCCGGCCACGTCACCAGGATCCCGGTGAGCGGCATCCGCTCGGCCGGCGCAGCCATATGCCAGGCGCGGAAACGCCGCCACGCCGACTCGGGCACCATCGGCCCGGCCGTGTCCTGCAGGTCCTCAGGATGGCCTGGGACCGGGGACGGCCGGGTGAAAGTGTCCGGGTCGGCGGACGGCATCGCTGGTTTCCTCTTCCTGGTTTCAGTAGAAGGCGTACAGGGATTCGGTCTCGGCCAGGAATTCCCCTGCCGAAACTTCGGGCTCGGCGGCGAACACGGCCAGCTGACCGGCTGCGTGCGGCAGCTTGCGGGTCACCTGCGGGGTGTTGGCGTACTGCTGTTCCATGGCCCGGACCCGGTTCCGCAGATCCTCGCGGTCAGCCGCGCGCCCGGCCCATTCCAGCAGGGGTCCGGCGGTCGCCTTGACGCCCCCGGCCGACCCCCGGTCGGCATACGGGGTCAGGGCGCTGGCGATGCGCAGGATGGCTGCCCGAGCCTGCGAATCTACGATGACCGGAGGGGCTGGCTGCTGTGCCCGCTCCCGGATTTCGCTGAACGTTGTAGCGGTCTTCATGGCGGTTCCTTATCTCCTGGTTAACCGGGGCTGCCCTGATGCCACCTGCCGTCGTGCGCCAGCTGGCCGCCGCTGTCGACAAAGGCGTCGGGGAGCTCGAAGTAGGCGCAGAACGCCCCGACCGCGCCGGCCATCGTCTGAGCGCAGGTCACCCCGGCCTCTGCGACGTCCTGCAGCATGGAGATAGCTGCCGCGTCGACACCCTTGCCGCGGTTGGTCTCGTGCTGCTCGACAACCGACTCCGCCCAGGCGGCCAGGCCCAGAACCTGCGCGGTCATCCACTGGGCGAGCTCGATGTTGCTGTCAGCCTCGAAATCGCTGGTCCCGGCGACGACAGCCGACCATTCCGCGGGCACCGCCACCATCCCGGCCGCCGCGGCGATGCGCCGGGCCCGGATGGCGGGCTGCTGGACAGTTCCGTTCGCTGGCGGCCTGGTGCCGTTTCCTCCGGTGTTCCTTGATGGCATGGCGCTTGCTCCGTTCGGGCTGGGCTGGATGGGTGGTGCGGGCTCGAGGTCTGAGTCCTCGCCTGTGCGCAGTTCCTGCCAGCGGCGGCCCAGCCAGCTGGCTGGCCGGCTGGTCAGGCTGCGGGTGTCGCGGGCGAGATAGCCGAAGCCCGCACCTGCGTGGCCGAGCACGCCTCTTGCTGCCGCCAGCCTCCAGCCGGGCGGCACGCCCTCTTCATCGCCAGCCGCCAGGGCTTCCGTCACGGCGAGTCCCGCCGCGGCGAGAAGGGCCAGGAGCGCCAGCACCGCAGCAGCGGCGGGACTGAGGGCACCGACGGCGGCCAGCAGGACCACGGCGGCGCAGGCATACAGCCCGGCGGCGATCCACGGGCCGCACCACTTGTCGCGGATGCCGTGCCAGGCCGAGGACAGGCAGGCGGCTAGCAGGCCGAGAGCGGCCAGCCAGCCGATGGTGGTGAGGATCATTGAGTTCTTGCCTTCCTTAGCAGTTAGCCGTCAGGGTGCCGTCGTAGTGGCTGGCCGCCCACGGGCTGGCCATGATCGCGTCACAGACGGCCTGGGCGGAGTTGCCGGCCCGCAGGGCGGACAGGATCGCGCCGTAGTAGCCGTCGTTGAGGGTCTGGACCGTGTACCGCAGGCCGTCCGCGGCGTCGGGGAATGCCCAGGCACCGGTGGCGTTGCTGCCGGGCCATCCGGCACCGGGGCCGGGGTTGACGTTCAAGGGATTAAAGCTCGCCTGGTTCCCGAACCCGCCGCCTTCCCTGGCCTCCCACTCGGTGACCGCGCTGAAGTCGCAAGACGTCCGCGGGTCGCCTTCCGCGGCGAGCAGGGCACTGGCCCAGCCGGCCGGGGTGTTCAGGTTGCTCCCGGCCGGGACGATCACGGCGGTGACAGCGGCGGTGCTCCCGTGACCGCCGCTGGTGCCGTGATGCGCCACCTTCGCGCCCGACCCGGCCGCCAGCACGACGAAGGCAGCAACGGCGATAAGCGGGCCCTTGTCGTTCTTGCCGTAGCGGCGGCGCAGGCGGTAGTTGTACCGGCGGTAGGCGGCCATCAGCGCTGCCCCCACCCTCGCTCGCAGGTCCAGCAGCAGAAGTAGCGCCGGTAACGGCGGGCATTGTGACCCCGCCGGCGGCAGCCCCAGTAGCGGAACATCACCGCAGCCCGAGCATCCTGAGCAGGCCCCAGAAGGCAAGCAGCAAGGCGAGGACGATGACCGCCCAGGCGACCACGTTCGCGGTGTGGGCAGACATGTGGCCGGCAGCGAGGACGAAGTCGGGGTTCACGACCGGGCCTCTCTCGTCATGCGCAGGGTGACGATGCAGACCACGGACAGCACGCCGCAGATGACGACCGCAGCAAGGCTTAGGTGGTACAGGTGATCCCAGGGAAGGCCGGCAGTGGCGACGGCGAAGGCCCAGGCGGCGACAACGGCCAGGAGCATGCGGGACAACCTGGACCAGGACCGGAAGTACGCGGTTAGCAGGAGGGCCACGATTGTCACGGTTACCGCCAGGACCGCTATGCGCCACGGTGCCCACCAGGACGGCGAGGCCAGTGCGGACGTCCACTCGTAGCAGGTGCCGGGATGCATGGCCGGGCTGAACGCTCCCGGAGGGGCCGGGGCGGGCAGACAGGTTTCCGCCGGAGCCGGCCCGGGGCACACTGCCGGGTTCGCACCGGGCGGGCAGCCGCGGGCGAGGATGCTGATCATGGGCGCGCTTACCTCCGCCGGGCCGGGGCGGGGCGGCCGTACCGCGGGCCGGCTGACTCCGGCTTGGCCGGCCGCACTGCCAGGACGAGGCACACGATGACGAACAGCGCCAGGACGATGAGGGCGCCAAGGGCGGCGTAGTGCACGTCCTTGTGGTGGGTCATCCACCTGACCTCCGCCGGCCGGGATGCCAGCCATCCGAGGACGAGGAAAGCGACCGTGCCTAGGAATGCGTGAAACAGGTTCTTGATCATGCTGCCGCCTTCTGGGGCCTGGTGGTGGTGGATTGAGCCGCGGACTTCGCGGCCTGCCGGTCGTATTTCGCTTCCTGCCACCGGGCTCTTTCGCCGGCGTTCGTGCACGCGCGGCACCGCTTCCACTCGCCGTTCGGCCCGGCCGGGATGGTGTTCTCCGCGTCCATGACGTGCAGCCTCTTCCTGCACAGGCCGGGGCCATCCGGGGTCGCGGGCCTCATGCCGTGCCGCTCCTGCTCGGGCAGGCCGCCCCACGTACCCCAGCGCTCAGGGGATGACAGGGCGAACTGGAGGCACTGAGCGGACACGGGGCAGCCGGCGCAGATGGCCCTGGCCTCGCGCGTGGCGGCCACTCCGGTGCCGTCGTCCGCGGGGAAGAACAGCCCGGGGTCCTCGTCGCGGCAGGCTGCGCGGTCGCGCCAGTCCTGGTGGCGGACGCCGGAGCGCTGGGTGAACTCGTGCTCCCGCAGGTAGGGAGCGACGGTGTAGGGGCTGGTGCTCATGACGAGCCCCCCGCGGGCACTGGCTCCGGCGCGCGCTCCGGGGAGTGCAGCACCTGCAGCGGTCCCCGGTCAGGCTCCGGGTAGCCGAGCATTGTCACGTACTCCGTGGTGGCGCTCATGCCGGAACCCCGTTCACTGCGTCGCCGACAGCGCCCAGGACGAGGTTCAGGGCGTCGGCCAGCGGTCCGGGCGGGAAGGCATCGGGGGCGCGGAACGTGGCCTCCAGGTACGCCTGCTCGGCTATGCCGGGCTCCTCCTCGGCGGCAGTGATCGCGGTCGCCGTGCAGCTGAGCACGTCGTACAGGGCCCACGGGTCCATCAGCGGGACGCTTGCTGGACCGCCGCGACCCCGGCAGCCGTCAGCTCCCGCTCGATCCGGGCGTGGATCCCGGCCACGTGCTCGCGGCCGGACAGCTCCGCCTCGTAGTCCCCGGGGGTCATCGCGGCGGCCAGGTCGTGCACGCCGATCGCCGCCATCGAGCCGGCGGCGATGCCAACCCGCAGGAGGCACGCACCGTACTGGGAGACGTCGGATGCCGGATCCGGGATGGGGGCGGGAAACTGGAGTATCGTGGCCATCGGTTGCTTTCCTGTCTCCGTCTCTG